TTTAATAAAAAACTTCCTATAAGTTGTATTGTTAAAAAAGTAATTAAATCTGGACATTGTAATAATCATTCTAAATATAAACATAGATGTCCTGATTGTGTAGGAGTAGTTAATGGCTAAACTTTGTCCAAAAGGAAAAGCAGCAGCGAAGAGAAAATTCGAGGTTTACCCTTCGGCGTACGCAAACATGTATGCATCTAAAGTTTGTAAAGGTAAAGTAAGAGCATCTGCCAAAGACGGTGGTATAATGGAAGTTCCTGGAGGTTATGCAAAAGAAGGAGTAGGAAGAATAAGTGATAAGGGTTTAAAAGGAGAAAGTCCTTCAAAAAAATTTAGGAATCTAGAAAAAAGAAGAGAAAACACTAAAAAATTTCCAACAAAAAGACGTAAAATGAAAAGTGGAGGTCTTGCTATAAAAGGTAGAGGTTGCGAGATTAGATAATAAAAAGAAAAAATAATGGGTGACTTAAAAAAATGGGTGGATCAAAAATGGGTAGATATTGGAGCACCAAAGAAGGATGGAAAATATCAACCTTGTGGAAGAAAATCTGCCAAAGGTTCAAAAAGAAAATACCCGAAATGCGTACCACTTGCAAAAGCCACACGGATGACAAGTGGACAAAAGGCGAGTGCTGTCAGACGAAAAAGAGCAGCAGGTAATCCAGGCGGCAAACCAACAAACGTTGCTACGTTTGCAAAAAGAAAAAAAATGGGTATAGGAGGATTAGTATGAGGAGACAGGATAATATGCCTGCAAGAAATAAAAAGAACTTTAGACCTACAAAGTCTGGAGCAGGTATGACTCGAGCCGGTGTCGCTGCCTACAGAAGAAAAAATCCCGGTTCTAAATTAAAAACAGCCGTGACGGGTAAAGTAAAACCAGGATCAAAAGCTGCAAATCGACGTAAGTCGTACTGTGCAAGAAGCGCAGGCCAAATGAAAAAATTTCCAAAGGCAGCAAAAGATCCTAATTCTAGACTACGTCAGGCTAGAAAAAGATGGAAATGTTAGAAGCACTTAAGAAACGATACGAAGCACAAATTGCTGAATCAATAGCAACTTTAAATATCTACACTAAAAGTTCTGTAGGAATAGGTGAACATCCTCAACATTTGGATGAAATGGACAAACTTTTACAAGTTATTGTAGATGCAGAAGAGAAAATAAAAATAATAGAAAGGTGGGTGAAATAATGGAAGATCTAGTAATTATAGATAAAATAAAAAAAGCCATATCCAACGCACAAATTCAGATTCAAGATACGATGATGGGTGGTGGGGTTGACAATATGGAAAAATATAAATATATGTTAGGACAGGCGCATGCCTATTCAATAATACTACAGGAAATCTCTAACCTGCTAAACTATAAGGAGCAAAAAAATGAGCAAGGAAACGTTATCGACATTGGAGACAAAAAATGAAACTCCTAAACATGTCAATGCATTAGAAGAAAAATACAAAGAACAAGCAAAAGAAGAACCCCACGCAAAAAGACTAGATCCAGAAAATATTAAGGAAGTTGTAGATCAACTACCTGAACCTGTTGGATATAGACTTTTAGTTTTACCTTTTACACCAAAAGAAAAAACTAAAGGTGGTATTTTATTTTCACAAGAACAATTAGACAAAGCAAGAATTGCCACAACATGTGGTTATGTTTTAAAAATGGGAGACCTGGCTTATAAAGATGAAGAAAAATTTATAGAGCCGTGGTGCAAAGTAGGAGATTGGGTAATGTTCGCTAGATATGCTGGCGCAAGATTACCAATAGAAGGCGGAGAAGTGCGTATATTAAACGATGATGAAGTTCTAGGTACCATTGGTGACCCAGAATCGATTCTTCATTACATTTAACATAGGAAGGAACTATGCAAGAAGAAAACACAAAACAAGATGAATTAATTGATGTTGGCGAAGAAAACGAAAAGTCGATTGAAGTTAATTTAGACGAACAGCAACCTAAAGAGGAAGCTGCAAAAGAAGAAAAGGTGGAAGTTGAACAGGTTGAAGCAAAAGAAGAAAAACCTGTTGAAGAAAAAAAAGACGAGTTAAAAGAATATAGTGAAGGCGTTCAAAAAAGAATTGCTAAACTAACTCGTAAAATGAGAGAGGCGGAAAGACAAAAAGAAGAAGCATTAACTTTTGCTCAAGCAATCAAAAAAGATAAAGATCTTTTAGAAGGCAAACTTTCTAAACTTGATAAATCTTACGTTTCAGAGTTTGAAAACAGAGTCAAAACAAATATGGACGCTGCAAGACAAGCCTTGAAAGTTGCTATTGAAGCAGGAGATGTTGAAGGACAAGTATCAGCACAAGAACAGATGGCAAGACTATCTTCTGATGCTGTAAGACTAGGTCAGTTAAAAGCTGCGGAAGAAATGCAACCTCAAAAAAAGGTTAACATAACTCCACAACAAAGATCTTATGATCCTACAACTAATGTTCCAACAGATGCTAAAGCAGAAGAATGGGCCTCAAACAATAGTTGGTTTGGAAACGATTCAGCTATGACTTATACGGCTTTTGACATACATAAAAAGCTTGTAGAGGAAGAAGGATACGACCCTAAATCTGACGAATATTATATGGAAGTTGATAAAAGAATAAGACTTGAATTTCCTCATAAATTTGATAAGATAGCAAATACAACTACAGAAAGAGCAAGACCTGCTCAAAATGTAGCTTCGGCTAGACGTTCAGCCCCACAAGGACGCAAAAAAACTGTCAAGCTCACACCTTCACAGGTAGCAATAGCTAAAAGATTAGGTGTGCCACTCGAAGATTATGCAAAACAATTAAAAATCACGGAAGGAGTATAAGCATATGGAAAATGATAAAATAAGAACTTCACGTGCGAGTCAAACTAGAGAAAAAACTTCTCACAAAAAAGTATGGACTCCACCCAACTCACTCGATGCACCGCCTGCGCCAAAAGGCTTTCGACATCAGTGGATAAGAGCTGAATCAATGGGGTATCAAGATACCAAAAACGTTGCAGCTTCATTAAGAGAAGGATATGAATTAGTTAGAGCTGATGAATATCCAGATCAAGATTATCCACAAATGTCTGAAGGTAGATACGCAGGAGTAATTGGAGTAGGTGGCCTTTTGCTGGCAAGGATACCGGAAGAGATCGCTCTTCAAATTGAGGAATACTATAATAGGAAAACTCAAGAAAAAGAAGAAGCTATCAACAACGATCTTATGAAGGAAAAGCAAGCTGGGATGAAATTCAGAAATGAATCTGCATCTAGCGTAACTTTTGGTGGTACAAAGAAAAGCTAATTATTTAGCAATTCCTACCCATTAAATTAACTTTAACAATAATAAGGAAACTAAAACTATGGCAAATGCAAGTACAACTGGTTTTGGATTAAGAACGATCACGACTGTTGGAAATACTCCAGCAACTTCTGGTCAATCTAATTACAAAATCAAATCAGGCCTAGGTGTTGGTATCTTCAAAAATAACCCTTGTTCAATCCAGGATGCTGGTGGTGATCAAGGTTATTTACAAGATGCAAGTTTCGCAACAACTGATGATGGTGGAAGTGGTGGAGCAGCGTTCGATAATACTGGACACGCTCCCCTAATTGGTGTGTTCAATGGAGCTTTCTATATTGATAGTTCTACGAGCAAACCAACTTTTGCTAATTCAGTTGCAGCAGGCACAACATTTGGAACTGACTATAATACAGGTAGCAACGACGGAATAGGTTTTGTAAATGACAACCCGCAACAAGAATACGTAATCAAAGCGGATGCGGCAGTTACTCAAGCTATGATCGGAGATGCTGGCTATAACACAAACAGCTTTACAGCAACTGATAATAAAGACGGTCAATCAACTGTTACTTTAGACATTGGTGGAGGAGCAGCAACAACTCACATGTTTAAACTTGTGAGATCAGCTGACGATCCAGAAAACAATGATCTAACAGCAGTAGGTGCGAACGTTGTAGTATCAATTGCACAAGCTAGTAACTTGTATAACTAATACGAATAGGAGTATATAACTATGGCAATATCAAGAGCACAACTAGTTAAAGAACTAGAGCCAGGTTTGAACGCACTGTTCGGCTTGGAATACAAACAATACGCTAACGAGCACGCAGAAATATTCGACACAGAAACTTCTGACAGAGCTTTCGAAGAGGAAGTAATGTTATCAGGTTTCGCGAATGCAGCTGTAAAACCAGAAGGTCAAGGTGTAACATTCGATGATGCACAAGAAACTTTCACAGCTCGTTACACTAACGAAACAATTGCATTAGCGTTTGCAATCACAGAAGAAGCTATCGAAGATAACTTGTATGACAGACTTGCGTCTAGATATACAAAAGCGTTAGCAAGATCTATGGCAAACACGAAGCAAGTTAAGGCAGCAGCTGTATTAAACAATGCGTTTAATGCAACATTTGCTGGTGGTGATACAAAAGCACTTTGTGCTACAGATCACCCAACTTTATCGGGATCTTTCTCGAACGAGTTAGCAACACCTGCTGAACTTAACGAAACTTCATTAGAACAGTCGTTGATTGACATCGCGGCGTTTACTGATGAAAGAGGCCTAAAAATTGCGGCACAAGGAGTTAAATTAGTAATTCCTTCAGCGCTTCAATTTACTGCTGAAAGACTGATGAAGTCTGCAGGTAGAGTTGGCACAGCTGATAATGACATTAACGCAATAGCGTCAATGGGAATGATTCCTCAAGGTTACGTAGTAAATCACTACTTAACTTCTACGAAGAAGTTCTTCATTAAAACAGATGTTCCTAACGGTCTTAAGCATTTCGTAAGATCACCTATCAAAACTTCAATGGAAGGTGACTTCGATACAGGAAATGTAAGATACAAAGCTAGAGAGAGATACGTTTTCGGATTCTCTGATCCTAGAGGTATCTTTGGTTCTGACGCAGTATAATCGTTAAAACAAATATTTAAAAAGGGGCTTTCGGGCCCCTTTTTTTTGTGGTATAAGAAGAGTAATCATGAAAAATTTTCTAGTTAATATCAGAGCATATGGGTATCATGCGCGTTTTCAAATAACGTGTGAGGATAGTGCTGAAGCTATTGAAAATTCAATAGTTGACAAACTAGGAGAAAAAGGTGTAAAATGGGAAAAAGACGGATTTACAAGTTCGTCTAAAAAATGGATAACTTATGAGGAGATCCACGATGCAAAACTTATCAGACCTTTACAAAGCGAAAAGGTCACTGGAGTTGAACTGGGAGCAGGAGCATCTTAAAGAGGGTAGATATACTCTCAACATGGTCAGAATAGACCATAAAATAAGAGAGGTCATAAGCGATATAAAAATGGCCGAAGCTATGAGAGCTCACCAGACAAATAAAATTGAGGGTGCAGCACCCGAAGTATCAGTAGCTACTTAATAAAACGCTACATCGTCGAAATACGTACATTCACAACGCAATCCCTTGCACTCTACTCAAAATTACTATATATTTTAGCCACTATACATTAATAACAAACAAGTAAATATAGACGCGTATAGTCGACAACCCTAGAGGACTATATTTACGTATTCTAGGAGGAATATAATATGGCAAACACAACATTTTCGGGACCAATAAGAGCGGGAACGATTTCAAACACTACAGGCACAACACTTGGTGATAACGTTGCAAACGTTGGTCAAGTTGTAATGTCTCAATCAATT